GATAGACGTAGAGTCACCGATACCCAAGTCCCACGCACAGACGGTTTTGCAGAGGTCATCCCGCTTGATCTCGCAGAACCGTCCCTCCCCTTCCATCTGGTTGAGTTGGTGTCCGTAGTACGCACCTTCGATGGCAGCGTGGAAAGAGCACTCGAACTCCTGATCGTACTTGTCCTGCCCCATCTCCCGCAGAGCGTCGTCTAGTTCAGCCTGGGCAATGATCTTGGTTTGGCTAGCCTTGAACTCTAGGAGTTTCCACCCAGGCTCACCGATAGCGCGGTTCCGCAGGTCGAAAAAGTGGTTCTGACCCTTTGGCGTCCCGATGAACAGTGCCCAGCCTTTCCGGTCGGCGAGGGCAGGGCGTATCACTTCATTCCATATCTTCGGGTTTTGATCCCCCACCTCATCGAGAACCACTCCGTCAAAGTAACTTCCCCGAAGTGAATCGGGATTGTCCGATCCGTATAGCCCGATTCTGCGGTCCCAGAAATCGACTCGCAACTCTGAGATGTTGGCTGATCCACCGAGCGGTGCGGCAAAGTGGGTGAGGTAGTCCCAGGCGACTCGCTTGGCTTGGCTGTAGGTTGGGGCAATGTAGGCATAACGTGGTCGTTCTAACTGGCACATCACCGCTGACTTGATTAGCTGGTTGATGGCACTGACAGTCTTGCCTAATCTTCTATGCGCAACTACAACCGCGAACCGATGCGAGTTGAGAGCGTCGTGTATCTCAATCTGCGGCTCTCGCGGAGCGTAGGGGATTACGATTTCTCTGACGCCCATGTCACTGCCATTTTAAGCGGTTCGCCTTCAGCGTTCGCGTGTTCAACCACATTATGCTCTCGCCACCCTGCTCTGGTCTTAAGCCAGAAGATCATTGCCGCGGTGTTCCCGGCCTTTGCCTGCTGGAATAACGTCTGAGCAATGGCTGCGTTCGCCTCCACTCTCCCTTCCATTAGCTCCTGCTTGTAATGCTTTGTCAGCGTGTCGTGGTCAATCTGTAGCTTGTCGGCAATGTCAACGTAGCGCACCCCGACAGCGGATAGCGTCTTGACTAGCCGACGATCCTCATCTGACGGTTTATGCCGCTTGCCTTGCATTTTTTATGTCCGAAAGTTCATTAAATGACTCGCCAGTTCCCTCAAGCGTAGCGGTCTTGCCGGTAAAGTCTTGCCAGCGTTTGACGATTACGTCGCAGAACTTTGGATCAAACTCCATGATGAAAGCCTGTGCGTTATGCTTTTCTGCTGCGATCAATGTTGACCCAGATCCGCCAAAGAAGTCTGCAACGGTGTTTACCGATAACTTAAAGCGTCTTAGAATCCATTCCATTAACGCCACCGGCTTTTGGGTTGGGTGGACTCGGTTCTTCTTTTCCGATGCCATTGTGAATTGACGTACGACGCTTCGGAAATTCGCCCACGCCAGTTCGCAGTCAGTCTGGTCAGACTGCCCGTTGTCTTTGTCCCAAACCAGCCAACATTCACTATCCGGCAAAACAGAGCAGTAGTAATTTGCGCCCCACCAGATCTGCTTAGAATCTGGCCACATACCATAAATTAAGCGAAACGCATCTTTTGCGACATCTGGCGTGTCATCTCCAAGAATGTCTTGTTTGTAGTTTTTCTTCAACACGGAAGACTTGCTTACAGCATTCATACCATATGGTGGGTCGGTGTGAATGCAATCAGGATTAACACCATTCATCAGGCGCTCAACATCATGCAGCATTGTGCTATTGCCGCACATTACCCGGTGCTTGCCAAGCAGCCAAACATCCCCCAGCTTCGTAACAGGATCAACTGGAACCTCTGGAACCTCGTCCTCGTCCGTCAGCCCTTCCGTCAACTCTACCGGCATCAGCGCGGCAATCTCATCGGCTGAGAATCCGGTTAGGTAAGTGTCAAACCCTAAGTCTTTTAGATCGGCAAGCTCAATCGCCAGCAGACTATTGTCCCAATCAGCGTTCAGCGCTAGCTTGTTGTCGGCCAGAATGTAAGCCTTGCGCTGCATCTCCGTCAGATGCGACAACCTTACCGCGGGAACAGTGCCCTTGCCTAGCTTACGAGCGGCCATCACCCTGCCGTGGCCAGCAATGATGCTGTTGTCGTCGGCTATCAAGACAGGATTGTTGAATCCAAACTCTTTGATTGACGCTGCAATCTGTGCAACCTGCGCGTCCGAGTGGGTTCTGGCATTGTTGACGTAAGGTATCAGCGTCTCAATGCTTATTTGCTCTACTTGCATACGCACTCCTATTGGGTCATGCGCTTTACATTTTACTACGTTCTGATATTAACCTGTCAATCTGCGGGTCGCCTACTTGATCCTCTGTCGTAGCAAACAGTGCGCGTTTGCGTCCATCCGTAATACCAGGGTCACACAGGTAATACATTGCCAGACTGTTTCTGGTGACATCCTCTGGACAGGTAATCGGCTCCGGTAGCCCGTGCCATGAACCGCGAGTGTCGAATATGACTGCGCGGTTGAAGTAAGGTTCGATTGACTTTACTAGCTTCCGGTTCTTGTCGTACAGCCCGAGGTGCCCACCCCAACCTTCGTCCCAGTTGGGAGTCATGTAAACGATGATGTTGAGCCTGCGCTGAAGGTTTAGCTTTGGGTGAAGGTTGTAATCCAGGTGGACGTTTAACTTGCCGCCTCTGCCGTGTTGGTGCAGTCCGCCACCGTGTAACCCGTAGTCCGGATAAAGTTCGTTGCCTATCTTGTGACCAAGGAACGCTGTGAACTGTGGCTCGCACAGACTGCGGAAGGCTCGGTAGGTAGCTGGGCCAAACCGTTGCCAGTTGTTGCAGGTCTGCTTGATCTCCAGCGGATTGTCGTAGCGGAACCAGCAGTCATCGTATGGATGCGGGAACTCTCGCGCTATTTCTTCCGCTTCCTCGAAGAAATCTTCAACGACAGCGTGCCAGAACGGTACTTCGCTTATCGTTATCCTCACCACTTGACCTTATTGGCCCAGTACGCAGCGCTCATCTTGCCCTTCTGTATGTTCTCAGCGTGTCGAGCCTTGAATGACTCTCTGCGCCTTTTGTCAGCGGCAGACTCACCCTCTCGCTTAGGGCTTCCAGACACTCCCTGCTGACCAAAACGGATCAGCTTTACCTCATCGCCAGACTTTGCCAGCACAGCGTGAGACTTGGTAGGGTGTCTAGGCGTTCGCTTGGGCTTGTTGTAACCTGAGAACGATTCGCTGCCACGCTTAATCATCGTCCATCATCCCAGCAATCTTTATGACAATGCCGCCTCGTTTGGCTTGCCCACCTAGCCACTTGCTGCAAACCATGTCCTCGGAGCAGACGAAATCAAGTTGGGCGCAGTAGCCCATGTCCTCTGCTTCTTCTTCCATGTCCTTGGCAATGCCGTTTTCCAGACAACCCTGCATCTCGTCTGACTGGATGAACGCAGCACAGTTCTCACACTTGTACTCTGCGCCTTCCTCTGCTTCACCGTAATCAGCCTTATCGACTGCCCTCTCTCGGTTGGCGTCGTTCAGCTTGGCATCGCTAGTAACGAGTGGACACTTCATTTCTTCCTCGCTGCTCTCATGTTGTCCACGAGATTGGGGTAGGGTCGGCCAGCAGCAGCCGCCATTGCCTTCGCTGACTTCTTCTCTTTTTTCGACAGCGGATCAGGTTTGCCCAACTTTTTCGGACGGGGCTTGTCCCAAATTGGTTTCATTTCTTAGCTGGCATCTTTTTGTAGGCTTTCTTGGGAGTCGCTGCGATCATTTCCTTTGCGACTTTCATCGGAACGCCAGTCTGCTTCGCCACCTTTTTACTGCCAGCGGCTGCGTACATGAGACGTTGCTGCGCTTTGCTAGTGATCGGCATATCAGTCCTCGACAATAGAAGTTAGATGCCCAATCCGGCCCCTAACACCTATTTTACCGACTTCGTTGAGAATGTCACGAGGCAAAAACTTGTAAAACCCGTGCTCCATGTCGAACACCTTTCCCCCATCCCACTGCTGGTGAAAGAACGCCTCTATCTGCTCCAACGTCTCCAACATCTGCGGGATCACGTTGTAGTCGAACGAGTAGAGTCTAGTCATCAGCATTCCGTCCGTCCCAACGTAGTCCAACGGGTAGCCTGTACGCCTAGCCTGGGCAAACGTCGCCTTGTTCGCAACGTGAGCCTCGATATTGAAGTGCTCGGTTAGCGTATACCGACCGGAAATCTTGAAAACGTGACTGTATCGGTTGGGAATGTCGTGCAGGATGCTTATCGTTGTGTGCAACTCTATAGCGTTCTTGATATACGCAACATCCCGGTTTGTTTTGCGAACGTCTTGAATGAACTGCGATCCGTAGTGTTTTACCGTCGCCCGAGGAAATATCACATTCTGATGCTCGAAACTGGATTCCAACACCCAGATTGACGCAATCGGACACGCCCGGTGAATGCTCTCAATCGTTTGTTGTGTCTCATACAACCGTTGAGCATCACCGTTCATCGCAGACGTAACGATAAACAGAATCACCATTTACCTCGCGTTGATTTCCACTCCTGCCGAGCAAACACCATCTCACCGGAGTACGGAAGACCAGCAAAGTGATCCGGCAGGAAAAAATGTGACGGCCAAATCGTAAGGTCGCGGTATTGGTTGTTGACCCAGGTACTCGTTAACCGTGTCGGGCCACAGAACTGCCATGCCATCAGTTCTCCAGGCTCGTCGTGCATCAGGTCGTCCACTATCTGACCGATGAACGGATGCCCAGGAATCGCGCCCACTGCTGCATTAGACAGTAATCCAGGTCTAAGAAGCTCCGACTCCCACGAGCACCACACATCCGGCTCTAGCATCCAGTCAGGAATGGCCCTGGAAGGCTCAGAATCGGCGTCTAGCGCGATTCCACCGTGTTCGTAGAGTATCTCCCAGCGCATACAGTCTGCGACGCCACAAAGCTCTGTTTTCCAGAAGTGCTTCATGTGCTTGGCAAGCCTCCAGCCTTTCGATAGGTCGGAGTTGCCCCACAGGTTGACTTCAAAGTCAGGGTTGAGGTTCTTCCACTTTTGGATGGTTTGCAGTGGCGCTTTGGTTTCGTCACCGACCCAGATGAAGTGCAGGATTTTCGGAATCATCGAGTT